GGACGCAAGCGGGAACCTTGCTGTTGGTTGAGCATTATGATATTGCTCTTGAATTGCTGTACAAAAGCTATATCAATGTTTAGGGACATTTTGAATCCTCCATGAATTCAAAGAGTGTGAACATTTACCAGTATTCAGGTTGTCCCGAATGGGGGCCGTACTGGTGACAAACTACCTATAGCTCTGGGCCCTAAGGTTGACCAGAAGGTAGAACTGTTAGGCCATTGAAGGATATGCCAACTGATGGAGACTTCTCATCTCCTTTTGTGACTCAGGATCTTTACCAGTGTGGTAAGCGTGTTTTGAATCATTCAAAATCTCGGCAATCTTCGCTTTGGCCTGTTGTGAGGTTGCAGCACCATCAACTGATGCTGTGATAATATTGTCCTCTGCGAGGACTCTTCCGACTCTTGTGAATGCACGGATCATGTCGGGATGGTTGCCCATGCCTGTTTCATCTAGAAGTTTCTGGAGTGGTTCTCCACCAACTTTCGCTACGGCCCTGGAGGCCAGCGAAATGTTGCCTTCGTAATTGGGTCCCCATTCACTTCGCAGGGTTGTCTCAGCTTCTCCCAGAAGGCGATCGCTTTGAATTCCGATGTCACGTTGCCAGTTTTCATACCAACCGACAATCTCTTGCGCCTGATGATTGTTGAGGCCTGCTTTGTGAACAGCATCCAGAAAACCTCTTTGGATGTCTTCCTGCCACTCAAATCCTTCAGGTAGGTTACCAAAGACATCTGTGTATCCTTCTGCACTCTCTGGTTTACCCAACTTCATATAGAGATCATCCCACACTTCGCGGTCTGATTCATCTGTGGGGATTGTGAGTGACCCGCCCATTCTCTTCTGGGCGTGTGCGTAGTTCTTGAGTAGTGTGGGTGTATCGGGGACGTTATCCCAGATCTTCTCACCCTGTAAGTCTTCAGGGATCTGGCCTTTCACATGATCCCATGCACCCATGTTTAAATCGTCGACGGTGTTTCTTTCGCCGGCTTCGTCAAGGATGATTTCACCCGCTTCGTCTACCTCTACAAATGTAGTCATAATGTTATCTCCTTCAAGGTCCCAGTTGCCCTTGCGGACTGAGATTATCTCTCGGGGGACGTTCCCCCACTGACCTTGTGTTATTCGGGAGTTTCTTCTCCCATTTCCATCATCTTTTCGATGAGGAGTACTACCGATCTCTGACCTTCTCTAAATGCGGTAAGGTAAGGATTCGGATTCTCTTCATCGAGCGAACCTCGTTTCATGAAACCTACCTTCAAATCGTCAAGAACTGCTTGCCCGTCTCCAATAGTAAATGTATTGTAATAGGCCCGGGCCTTTCTTGCCGTTTCCTGTGCTGACTCTGCTTCCAGCCTTCTCAGCTCTTCCTCTGGATCAGGCTCTTGGTAAGTGTCAGCTCCCTCTGGACTCGGGTCGGGAGTGAAGTCCACTTCCGCTGTGAGCCCTACTACAGACGAGTGCTCTTTCTCAGTCATTAGATTTCTTCTTCCCCAGGAGCACCTTCAGCCCCTTGTAATTGTGCCATTAGATCCTCCATACCACCTTCCTTCATCTGCTTAAGTAGAGGAGCTAAATCCTTCCCGGATGCAGCCATCTGTTGCAGTTGCACAATCTGCTGTTGCTTCTTCATCTCTTCCGCTCTCTGAGCCCTTACCTGTCCAACTTTACGTCTATCATTCATAGTGTGGGCTGGCATACCTCTGACATTAGCGATGGTACGAACAACTTCATCCATATTGAAGTTGTCAAGTACTTCGGGATTGAACTGTGCGAATGGTCCTACAAACTCGAACACGCTCTGGATAGATGTAGCATCACCGCTTCTCTGTGCTTTCGCTATAGGAGATTCGTATTCGATGTCGATGTCTCCACCCTGAGCTGCATACTCCATTACAACATCTGGAGGAGGCAATAGGGCTTCTTCTCTTCGCATGATGGCGAAGACACGTTTGATGATTGGTGAGAGCAACTCGGACTCTAGCCTACCAAGCGTTGGTCCCAACAGACGTTGCATCATCTCGTAACGGACCATGACCTCTTGAGCGGTCATCTGCGGGCCCTGCTGTAATTCCAACTGGTTAGACCAGTAGATGTTCCGGATTGATGTTCTCAGTTCATCTTCCTTGATCTGAGAGATGTCGAACCTCGCATCGATCTTCATCTGGTCAATAACCTGACTGGGTATCCCACGAGTATAGTTGATACCACCCGGGGTTAATCTTAGATTACCAATGATCCCATCATGCTGGATAAGTGATGGAGGATCAAGTACTTTGGCCCAGACCTTTAGAGCAAGGTCTTTAGCCTTGTTGAGTACTTTGATATCTGGTAGTGCAGTATGTCCAGGACCGCGGCCGTACTTCTCTCTAGAAGCCTTAGTCCAACGTGGTACGGCGTAGGGTAGCTCATAGAACCCACCTTCACTTAGGATCATCTTTTCTTTCTCATCCATATAATAAGAAGCGAAGGGGAGACTCTTGCTAGTTCCACCTAGACGCCCTAGACGAGGAAAGACAGCATGTATCACGTTTCTAACGTGATCAGGTTGCTTCTCAGCTGCCTTCTTCATATTGTCTGAAGCGTTAGGCCACTTCATAACTACGGTTCTGTTGGTCATGGTGATGCGCCGGAAGATGGTATCTACCACTCCGTCTGGACCTTCGTCAATTACGAACTCACCAATATTACAAGCCTTGAATTGCAGTCCTTCAAACCATTGACCCGTAGGGGCTTGCTCTTCAACGAGGATACAACCGGTGCCGAGAGCACCTAGGTCTAAGTAGACCTCTAGAATTTCAGAGGCAAAGTTAGACTGTTGTAGAGCACGGTGCATTCTATGGGTACAGTCTTGTAGCCATAACTTTACATCTTGCTGCTCATTGAGACCTTCATCTCTCATCTTGAGGATGAACCACTTCGTGCCTTGATTCGTTAGACTACCAGCCATGGAGCTTGCGAGAACTTCGTTAGCATGTACCGCTGTAGAATCAAACAGCTGGGATGTACGCTTACGTCCCTGCGTGTAGGTACGATAGATATCGTTCTTCCGAGGGATTATGTAGTCAGAAAGTTCTTGCCAGACCCACTTCCATTGAGTGTGAGTTGTTTCTAACGATTGAAGACGTTGAGTGATCTCCTGGACTATTGTGGTATTAGGCACTACCCATTACCCTCCCTGCTTGGTCTTCGTCGCCACCTAACATAGTACGTCTGCGTATGGCAGCCCTACTGCCCATCTTACGGGCGTAGCCTTCCATACCACCGGTAGCTATACCTCGAGCTCTCGCTCTGCCCTGTTCAGCTGCCAGCTTTTCAGCAGCTGCTGTTTCGGCTGCCAGGGCTCGATTCTCGGTTTGGATCTCTCTGGCTCGTGTTACAGCTTTGCCAACATTCTTATCCATGGCTCCGATATTCTTCTTCATGCCCTTCTTGTTGAGACGAGATAGTTTGCCAGCTTGACCAAGTTCATGCCAGGCCTGTTTGTACTCTGCTACGTTCTCCCATCCCTGAGTCCGCTCATACTTGATGTGTTTTCCCCACATCTCATCACCTGCGGCTCCAGGATCCTGACTCCAAGTCTCGTAGTCCGACTTTCTGTAGTACTTCTGGATATCGCCTTTATCTCTGATCCATGCTTTCGCCATGTTACTATCCTCTCGAGCCCTCTCTTGGTCCCTTCTTTCTTGGTTCTTTTCCGGAACCTAGGATAGAGCGTTGATAAACAGCACCCTTGGAACCACGGCCTCGGCCTCCGCCGGTTGCGCTGGTTGCGCCAATACCACGAGCCTTCTTTCTACCAGCTTCTTCCGCAGCTTTCTTCCTAGCTGCTTCAGCTTCAGCAGCAGCCTTATTCGTAGCTTGGATTTCTTTGGCCCGTACTACAACTTTGCCGACGTTCTTCTGCATAGCTCCTACGTTCTTCTTCATGCCTTTCTTGTTAAGACGAAGGAGCTTTCCAGCTTGGCCATACTCGAACCAGGCCTGCTTGAACTCTGGGACTTTCTCCCAGCCGCTCGTGGTTTTATACTCGATGTGCGCACCCAACATCCTGTCACCTGCGGCACCGGGGTCTTGACTCCAGGTCTCATATGTCTGAGCCTGATAGTAGTTACGAATATCGCCCTTATCCCTAGTCCATTTACCCATTATAATGTTCCTCCGAGACCGGACCTAGCGGCCCCAGTCTTAGCTGATCCGGTTCCGATCATCGTTCTCCTAAGAACGAGATCTCCACCGAGACGCCCTGTGAACTGTTGGAGCTTCTCTTTAGCACCTAGAAGGCCTGTGGCCTTCTTGTTCTTCCCGATTTCTGCTTCTTCACCTGCCTTCCAGACCTCCTGCATCTCACCAATAGACTTATCGAGAACTGTGTCTCCAATAGGTTTCTTGGTGCGGATCTGCCCGACAACGGGAGTATTTCTTTCAGCCATCTACCTATCCTCGCTTACTTTTTACCGATGATAGATTTGGACCCGGTCGTCTTGACCTCGATGTCCTCTTCAACACCCTGACCACCGGTTAGGATAGTGGAGCGGCGTCCCATACGCTTCCTTGCGAGAGCTGCTTCTTGAGCTCGAGCTTCTTCAGCTGCCTTGATTGCCGCTGGATCGTTCTCTGGATCCGGAGGCGGATTCTCTGGAGGTGGCGGTGGGGGCTTCGCTCCGCCGAACATTCCACCCATAGTTCTTATCTCCTACTGTTTAAACACATCGAAGTCTGTGTCGTAATGTGTCTGTTGGCCCCGCTCTCTCTGGTGTCGGGGATCTAAAGACGTTAAAGGGTCAAAGTCCGTTAAGGCTTGGGTCTGTAGGTTTGATGCCACTATTGGACTCCTAACACCCATGGCGAACATTCTCATGGCATCTGAAGCATGTGTAGTCCAGTCGTGGACTGGTTTCTTCTTGTAGCAGGAACGCTTATCATCCCACTGCTTGCAATAGTTCTCTAGGGCGTTAATCCCTTCGTTGCATTTGAATCTGTCGAATCTACAGAGAGGGAGTATCCGCCGAACGGCGTCTATCCCATCTCCTAGTGGTAACTTTGGAATTACCAGATAGTGGATCCCCAACTTCTGTGCCGCCTCGTACCGTGTCTTACCTGTACTCCAATCGCGTACCGCGATGTCGTGTGGAGCGAAGTGCCCGTTTATCTTCTGATAGATGTATGGCTTGTCTTGCAAGAACTTCGCGTAGTGGGGGAGGCCGGCTCCCTCGTTCTCGTAGTAATCTATAAAGTGGTAGTGCTCACCTACTTTCTGTATGAACCAGATTGAGGTACCATCCTGTATCCCAATGTCCCACGATGTGAAGACTGGCAGTTCCGGTACCCAAGGGATGTCACCCACCCTACCATCCTTGTGGGCTTTGTCCATCTCTTTGCCCCAGAAGAAGGCATCTGTCTCGCCGGACCAGCTACAGTAGTACTCCTGAAGGATCATGTCCTCCGGGGTCCCCTCTCTCCTTAGCTGATCCATATGAGCATCAGTGTAGATTCTAGATTGGTTCTCTACGGGTGAGTCGCGTCTAGTGTCGTCGATGGTAAGATGAGAGTAGTACCAGGTAGGGTCCTTCTCTGCCATCATGGCTAGTTTGTAGCCATGGTTCTTACCTCTTGGGGTATACACATAGACGCCCCAACCGCCGTTCTCTAGTAGGATAGGATCTGTGAGAGTCTTCGCTTTCGGATTCATGAGTGCCCACTCTGAGTAGACACACCCTACTGGATTCGTCCCTACTATCCGATCTAAATTGTCTGAGCCTATTATTTGCCACAATGAGCCGTTTACCAGCTCGAGCATCATATCATCTTCTCGTTTTCGCTTTATCAACTCCTTCGGGAAGTGATCTATAAACTTAGTTCCGCCACCCGTGATTCCGTTCCACAGAATCTTCTTCCCTTGGTTGTAAGTAGGGAAGATCTCATAGTAAATACCGACTCTCTTTTGTGTCTGTGTTACCAGCCAGTTGAGTGCCGTGATGTCCTTACCTGCACGTCTGTGCCAGACGAGGATAGCTCTCTTGTAGCCTTCGTAATCCATCGCTCTAAAGAAGTCATACTGGTAAGAGCGAGGGAAGAAATTGTGCGGTAATGTAATGTTGTTGATCTTTCTCATATGCCCCTAGGTCAGTTTCTGGAGGTCCCCTTGGACCATCTTAGTGTACTCAGTAAAGGAGCCCTCTCCAATATTAAGGATGTTGATCTGTAGACCTCCCCGGCCCTCTTGATCTGGATCCACTACTGGACCCCATCCTCTATCTGCCAACCATTTAAGTGCCTGGATCTTATCTCTGTAAGCAACCCCCTTCAGGTTAAGAGTGTGTGTTGGATGTACGCCGGCAATCTTGCAGATCTCAGAGACTATAGATTCACCTCCCTTAGTGTACTTCCGAATCATCTCATGAATAGGATCATCGGGATCTACTTTAGATTTCCAGTTGGGGTTCTCGGGTCCAGGCTTAAATTGTGTTTCCTTACCATTACCATTATCGTCTACTATTTCGGGCACAACTATCTCGGGCTCCGGAGCTTCCTTCAAGAAGATCTCCCATAGTGCAATACAGACTGGACAACCGGTAGGGAATGCCTTGTTACCTTGTGGGGGCGCCTTTACGGCGTACCCGGGATGCTTACGGCAGCGTTGCTGCCCTTTGGTTATCCTGGTCTTC